GTATCGGTGCTTTCCGTCGCCGCGAGCGCGGCAGCCGTCGTGGCGCTCGTGGCGAAGGCCGCTGTATCTTTGCTTTCAGTCGCCGCGAGCGCGACAATCGTCGTGGCGCTCGTGGCGAAAGCCGCGGTGTCGGTGCTTTCCGTCGCCGCTAGGGTAGCAGAAGCCGTAATCGCCGCAGCTACAGCCGCGGTGTCGGTGCTTTCGGTCGCGGCCAAAGCGCCGGAGAACGTGGTTTTGCCCCACGCCCCAGCGCCGTAATCACCTTTGCCGTAGAGCCCGTTGGACGCGGCCACGGCTGATTACCCGTGGGTGATCGTGCCGGAAGTCACCTGCACGGTTTGGCCGGTGGATACGGCCGTCGCGTTGATCGTAATGTCGGTGCCGCTGGTGCCGACCGTCAAGCCGCTGACCACCGTCGTGCCTCCGTTGGTGCGCAGCTCCGCCAGCGCCGCAGTGCCAGTCCCCGTGGCGGTCGCGGAGAGCGGCGTGCCGGCGAGGGTGAGGACGCCGCTCGCGGGCGTGTTGAACGCACCGCCGGCGGTGCCGGTGGTGACCAGCGGGATCGTCGCCAAAACGCCCGTTGCGCCGGACAGCGCCGAGGTGCCGATGACGAGCTGGCCAGCCGTCGCGGTGCCGGTTGACGAAGCGTAAGTCTTGCTGGCGACGGTATCGTTGACCATTTGCAGGCGCTGATTCTTCAGCGTGGTGGAATAAACAACGGTCATTTTCGTGACCTCAAGTTAGGGTGACGGACAGGTTGGACGACAAGAACTCGATGATGTCTCCCACGCCAATCGTCTTCGAGACCGACAATTGCGCGGTTATGAGCTGATTGCCGCCGGAAGCAGCGTCGTAGATGGCGGCATGCGTGATCGTGCCCCACGCCGTCGTCGCGGCGGACCACTGCAAGTTCGCCGAGTTGGTCGCCGCGCCGCTGGAAACCGTAAACGCCGCGGCTAGGCGCGCGTAGCCCGTGCCGCTCGTCGAGACCTCAACGCCACCCGCAGCCGGATCGCCCACGAACAACGCCACGTAAGGCGACGGCTTCGCGTAGGTGGTCGAACCCAGCAAATGCCCCAGCAGGGCGTTGTCGGTGTAGGTGGTGAAGGCCATCAGTAAAACCCTCTCCGCCTAGCGGCGATCTGCGTCGTCGGACGGGATGCCCGCTCGCTTTCGATCCGCATGTCGTCGATCACCTTCTGCCGGGCGCCGGCCCAAACGGCGATCCGCTCGTCGTTCTTGAGATAAGGCGCCGCCTCGAGCAGCGCGCTGTAGAGATACAAATCCGGCGACTTCGTGAGCAGCCAGTTCGAGGCGTTCGACGCCAGCGCCGGAACCTTGGCGTAGTAGGTCAACAGCAGATCGACGTTGCTGATCGGCGCCGGAAGCAGCTCGAACGCGCCGTCGATGATCGTGAAATACCGCACCGCGCCAGCCCCGCCCGAATAACTGTCCGGGGCGATGTGGTTGGCTTTCAGCACCTTCGCCTCGGCGGGGCCGACATACGCCAAGGGCTGCTGCGGCGGGGTGTCGACGTAATTCAGCTCCAAGCTGAACGCCTCGAGGAAATCCGTCGGCATGGCGACGAACTCGTTCTGGCTGATCGCTTCCGACCGCGTCAGCATATCCCGCGTGCGGAGTTCGCGGTTGAACTTCGCTTCGGCAAGCTGGATGAACGTCGGGATCACCGCGGACAGGTCCGACCGATTAAGCCAATCGGCGACGGAGGACTGAAGGTCGGTGTAGGTCGCGATCGGCATTACACTCTACCTGGGCGGGTGCGGAACACGCGATTATCGGGATCGTTCAACCACTTCTTCAGCGCGGCCTGATCGTCGAGGATGCCACGCTTTTTGAGGTCCACGTAAACAACCATCGGCAGCGATGCCACTTTCGTAAACTCGCCATGGCGCGTGGGCGCATCGTTGAAGGCGGCCTTGTTGGCTTCGACAACGGTGCCGACGTCCTGCTCGGCGGTGATCGTCGCCTGATCGGTCTCGTTGTCGTAGTCGAAAACGTGCCGGATGCCAGTGATCGGATCAGTGTCGAGGATTTTGCGCATCATCCACCTGCGAAGTGATGGGGGCGGCTATTCGCCGCCCCCACCGTAGTTACGAGGTCGTCAAGTCGCGGACCACGCCGTGGGCCTTCTCGGTGCGAACCTTGAGGCCGTACTCGACGATCAGCAGACGCTTCTCGGCGTCGCCGGTTTTCGCCAGCACCTCGGTGCGGAAATTGCGGAGGTAAGCGACCGACGCATATTCCGGGTCGAGGAGGTAGGCGTTGTATTCCGGCTGGAAGCGGTTCGGGACGACGTTCACCGTGCCGAAATCGCTGACGTAGACGTCGGCGGCACCGACGATTTCGGCCTGCGCACCGGCCGGAACGTCGCGGAACCGCGTCGCGATGCCCGAGAACCCGGACACAGTGGCCTTGTTGAAGGGGCCGGTCATCAGCACCTTCGGGTCGCCGCCTTGGGTCCAGACACCTTGGATGGCGTTCTTGAGCAGGGTTTCGGTGAAAACCCGCGAAGTGCCAGCCGTGGCGGCGGTGGCCGGATAGCCGTCGAAGTTACCCGAGCCCGAGGACATCACCGGGGCGGCGCCGGAAGCACCGCTGTAGGAATTGGTGATGAGCCAAGCGCCCATGCCAGCGGTCTTGCGGGCGGTCGTGCTGTTGCCGACAACCGCGACGTTGTTCGACGTCAGGGTCGCGCACATGTCGCGCTTCAGCTCGCTGGCAGCTTTCGCAAGCTGATAGGCGAGGTAAGAGCGCATGCCGGCCTTGTCGACCGCCTCGAGGGTGTTCGAGACTTCGATCACCTTGCGGGAGATTTGGGTGTAGTTGCCCACGCGCGCCGTCGGCGTGCGGCTGTCGGCGACACCCTGCAGATCGTCGCCCTCGAGCTGCGCGTTCGTGGTCGACGCAGCGGCGAGCGTGTCGGTCTGCCACTCGTAGTAGGTGTTCTTGACGTTCTCGCGGCCGATGTTCGACATGAACGGCACGTCGACCGGCGAGATGTTGTAGATGACGTTCGCGAGGTCTTCGCGGATCGCGCGGTACCCGTCGTAACGGGTGATGGTATTGGTGACGATAGCCACGGGAGTTGTTCCTTACCCAAGAAGTTGCTCGAAGACGCTCGCCGCATCGGCGAGCTTCCCAGTTTGCGCGAGACGTTGCTTCGCTCGGGTAGAATCAGTCGCTGGCCGTGGAGCGGTCTGAGCGGACCCTGGAGCAGCGGCCTTCGGACCCTGCGGACGGGCCGGCGTTGGCCGGTTAACCATCAGCGCGTCGAACTGCATGGCCTTGTAAAGCGCCACGACAGCCCTCGGGTCGTAGGTTCGGCCCAATTCCTCGTCGGTGAACCCCAGGTTCTTGCCGTATTCGAGGATTTTGTTCCGGTCTGCATCCCACTTCTGCGGGTCTCTCCACGCCGGCACCAATTCGGTCAGCTTCGACCGACCTTCCTGCACCAGCTGGGCGACCCGCGCCTGCTCTTCCTGCGCCTGGATCGCCTGGACGCGCTGCGTTTCAAACTGCGCAGCCACCAGCTTCTCCTGGCGCTCGCGCCAGACATCTCTCTGGCGCATATACTCCAACGGGTTGTCGGCGTAGAGCTTCTCCCAATCCGGCTCTTGGGGCTGCATCTGCTGCAGTTGGCCCTGTAGAGCGGTCAAGAGCTGAGCATACTGCGCCCGTTCCTGCGCTACCTGCTGCCGATCGGCCTCGAACGTCCTGCGCTCGTCGGCCAACGCGGCGGTCTTCCGCGAATAATCCGCTTGCCTCTGATACCCTCGGATCGCCTCTTCCAGCGGAACCTGCTCGGTCTTACCGTTGATGGTAACGGTGACGAGCTGGGTTTCGGGTTCGGTCGTCTCCGCGGGTTCTTCGTCCGCGGCGGCTTCGCCTTCGGGGGCAGTCTCTGCCGTCTCGTCCCCTTCGGTTCCGCCTACAACAGCCTCCGCTTCTTCGGCAGGGGCGGTTCCGGTCGCCTGCTCGCTCGGCGCAGTCTCGGTGTCGGGGATTTCCCCGGCGAGAATGCTCTCGAACGCTTGCGCGGCGCCCGCGATTCCGGTGGCATTCGCTGCCGTATCGGACATGTATCAGTTATCCTACACTTGTTTGCCGCGCAAGCGGCGGTTCCATTCTTCTATCCGGTCGCTGTTGGCGACCAGCTCCACCTCCGCCCGCAAAGCCTGGACGGCCATCACCATGTGGAAGCACGTTTCCCGTTCGGCGGCGGCCGCTGCGGGGGTGCTTTTCCAGATTTCGGTGAATTTCTTCTCGACCCTGTCCAGCAGCAACTGCATGGCGCCGGATTGGGCGAACTCTTTGGCTTGACGGATCAAATCGGTTTCAAGCATTCGGAGCCCCCTGCGCCGGCGGCGCCATCGCTTGCATGACCGCGGCGTGCCTCCGCACGTCGGCGTCGATGTTCGCCTTGGCGATTTCTTGATCGCGGGAAAGCAGCGCCTCGATGTGCGCCGCATTCACCTGCGTGCCGTATTTCGCCTCGATGTCCGCGATCCGCACCATCGCGTCGAGGTGCGTCTTCTCGCGT